CGAAGCCGGAGCATCAGGTGCAGGCTCGACGAGGACACCTATCAAGCCCTCCTGGCGATCATCCACGAGGCGGGATTCAGCACCGTGCAGGACTGGCTCGAATCTCAGATCAATGTCTTCATAGCCATGCAGAACAGGAGGCGCCCATGGGACTGATCCACGATGATCCAATTGTCAGCAGCCTGATCTGCACCGGCTCCCCGCCGTGGGACAGGCAACCTGGGCCGATCTGCCCGATCTGCCTGGCAGAATGCGAAACCGTTTACCGAGATGCCTCCGGTCAGATCGTTGGCTGTGAGGATTGCATCACAAATCATAACGCTTTGGAAACGCCGGAGTGCTTTCCCGGAAAGGGGTTCGAATGAAGATCAAAGAGATCGTTTCCCAACACCGTAGAGACTTCCGGGCAATCTATGTCTGCGAGCACTGTGGTTATGAGATGGAAGATAGCGGCTATGATGATGCCTTTTTCCATACGAAGGTGATTCCCGATAAGGTCTGCCCAAGTGCGGGAAAAAAGCCCCGGAGAATTACCGGCCGCTTGCTACAAAATATCCGGAAGGATTCCAGATTTGAAAGGAGCTTGAATGAAAGGAATTGTGATTAACACCGATAACACGGTTGAAATCCGTGATTTCGGAGAACCCCTCTACAAGACGGTTGGTGAGGCTGTTGGCGGCTATATCGAGATCGTCCATCCGACAGGACTTGCCGAGCCGTTGGTAATGATCGTCAACGATGAAGGCATGCTCCGTGAACTTCCGATGAACATGGTCGGCTCTTTGCTCTATGGCACCCATACCCACGGGCACCCAATTGTCGGGAATATCGTGATTATGAAGACGGGCTGGACCTGTGAGGGTCCGGATATCGTTGGCCTCACTGATGAGGAACTCGCTCAACTGTCAGCAAACTTTATGGAATTTTGCGCTCAGGATCTCTGATGGTTCCGGCTCTTTGACCGCTTACCATACATACCACTCACATCGAATGAAAACCGAAAGGAGAAAGCATGGACAAGAAGATTGCATCTGTTCACCCTCGCAAGCTGGCCCGCAGCATGGCAAAGGCCATGATTGGCAGCAACAAGATTGGCAGCTATGACTGGCGCGGGCTGGCGCGGGCTGGCAGCTGAGGCCGCAAAGCCCGGCAAAAAGAAAGGAGTAATAAAATGATCGTTTCCCCTGAGAACATGACCTTCGAAGGCAAGAAATTCAGCATGATCCTCTACGGCTCCCCCGGAATCGGCAAGACTACCCTCGCGCTCTCCGCTCCCGATCCCGTGCTGATCGACTTCGACCGCGGTATGAGCCGCGTCCGCTCCCAGCACCGCAAGACCGCCATCTTCTGCGACACCTACGAGGATGTGTTGAATGACCTTGCTTCCCCTGACATGAAGCAGTTTCAGACCATCGTCGTTGACACCGGCGGCAGTTTCATCACCTACCTGCAGGACTGGGCGATGAGAGCCGATCCCAAAGTCAACTGCCAGAAGAACGGCGCAATCTCCCTCAAGGGCTTCGGCGCGGTGAAGATGGAATTCAGCCGCTTCACCAGCTATGTCAAGGACACGCTCAACAAAAACCTGATCTATGTGTTCCACAGTCTGGAGCAGACGGACAAGGACGGCAATCCCCAGGTACGCCTGATGTGTGAGGGCGCGGCCAAGAACATTGTCTGGACGCCCTGCGATTTCGGCGGCTATGTCCAGATGATCGGCGACCGGCGGGATGTCTGCTTCACTCCGGAGCAGGAGTTCTTTGCCAAAGGATGCCACGGCATCAAGGGGCACTGGACTGTCCCTGAACTCGGCCCCACCGACACGAACGACTTCATCACAAAACTGTTCGACAAGGCGAAGGCCAACATCGCCGCCGAAGCCGAGGAGTATGCCCCGCTGAAAGAGCAGTACGACCGGGTGATGGAGACGGTGCATCAGATCCTCGATACCGTAAAGGATGAAGAGACAGCCAACCGGGCGCTGCAGGATATTCCGAACCTTGCCCATGCGCTGACGAGCAAACGGGAATCCTCGGCCATGCTCAGCGAGTGCGCCAAGAACATCGGCCTTGTCTACAGCAAGAGCGCCGGCGGTTTTGTCCGCAAGGAGGAAAAGGAGGCGTAAAGCATGGCCAGATACCTGATTACGCAGTCTCTGCTCTCCTCGTGGCTGTATGTTTTTGACTGCTTCGATGGCTGCGAGGATAGCGCAATGGACGCCTTCCTCCATACCCTGCGCCGTGAGCCGGAAGATCTGGACGATGAACAGCGGCAGCGAATCCAGAACGGCATCGAGTTTGAACGACTTGTCACGGATATTGCAACGGGCAAATTCGTCCCCGATTTTTGCACCGATGGAACAGCCAACAAATCCTCCTACGGCAACGGTGAGCTCATGGGCTATGACAAATACCCAAAGTGGTACCGGGGAGCCAGTGAGATCGCCGCATTTCTCAAAGGCGCTCAGTTCCAGGTCAAGGTATACCGGGAGATTGAAGTTGCCGGCATCACCTTTCTGGTCTATGGCATTCTGGACGCGCTGCGCGAGGGCGTGATCTCAGATGTGAAGTTCAAAAACAAGAGCTTTGGCTCTCTGGATCTCGCCGGGGATTATCTCAACAGCCCCCAGCACCCGCTTTACTTCTATCTTGTGCCGGAAGCCAGACAGTTCCGATACCTTGTCTCTGACGGGCAGGATCTCTACATCGAGCAGTATGAGCCGGAAGATTGCCCCTCTGCTGCCGATCTGATCCTCCAGTTTGTCCAGTTCCTCAAGGCCAATAACCTGATGGACACATACCTGCAGCACTGGCAGGCCCGGTCATGAAAGGCCGGATCATTGACTTCTCCATGAGCTTCGGTGGGAAACAGCGCGTCACGCTGGAGCTCGACACCGACTTCCGCGAGGGCTACGAAGCCCTCAAGGATGCGGTGTTGGAGATCGTCATCAAGAAATGGAGGGCTAAGCGCAGCAACGACGCCAACAAGTATTTCCACCTGCTGGTCAATGAAATCGCCGCTGCGCGCGGGATCTCCGATGATCAGGTCAAAATCGATCTGGTCACGCAGTATGGCACCTATGCCCGCGACGATGACGGGAATATCGTTGGATTCAAGCTCCCGGCCTCTGTCGATGTGAGCACGATCTACCCCTATACCCGCATGTACAAAGAGGTTGAGGAGAACGGAAAGATCTTCAAGTGCTACCTTGTCTACAAGCAGACGCGCCTCATGGACACCAAGGAGTTTTCCCATTTGATCGACGGCGCGGTACAGGTCGCCCAGGAATTAAATATCGACACCGACACGCCCGACAGGGCCGGTTGGTGGGAAAGTCTGAAAGGAGAAAATAATGGCAATGTCAACAGCAAGATCTGATATCAGCATGCGCTTCGTCCCTGCTGACAGCGTGACCATCCCCCGCAGCGAATACAACGATCTGATTGCTGCTAAAGCGGTGAATGATCTGATCCTCTCCGCATCCGGAGCTGACGGGTATGGCAGCGCCGATACCATAAAGGGGCTCTTCAAACTTGATAAGTACAGAAGCGCTCTGTCGTCTTCGGAAGCGCGCATCTCTGACATGGCGGCAGAGGCCGAAAAACTCAAGGCGGAAATCTCCGAGTTGCAAGGCAAAATCAAATCTTTGACCGCCGAGCCTGCGGAAGAAGTGCCGGAGGAAAGCCCCGATGCTTAACCACATCACGATCATGGGCCGTCTGACCCGCGATCCTGAGCTCCGCACTACTCAGTCCCAGATCTCCGTTGCATCCTTCACCGTGGCCTGCGAGCGTGATTACGCCGCAGGCGGCGGTGACCGGGAGACCGACTTCATCGACTGCGTGGCGTGGCGCGGCACGGGCGAGTTCGTGTCCAAGTACTTCCACAAGGGCAGCATGATCGTTGTGACCGGCCGCCTCCAGTCCAGGAGATGGCAGGACCGCGACGGCAATAACCGCACCTCATGGGAGATTCTGGCCGATAGCGTCTACTTCGGCGAGAGCAAGCGCGACGATCAGGGCGGCAACTATGGCCAGCAATCCGGCGGCTATCAACCGCGGGGAACGCTCAACTCCCAGCCGCCGAATCGAGGATCATCTTACCGCACACCTGATCGCGCCGCCAGCGTCAGCGCACAGGACTTCCAAGAGCTGGACGATTCCGACGGCGAGCTGCCGTTCTAATCGGAGGTAGCATATGGCGACAGGCAAACGGTATTACTGGATCAAGCTCAAGGAATCCTTTATGACCTCGGATGCCGTTGATTTCCTCATGGGTAAGCCCGACGGCGCCAACTACGTCGTACTTTACCAAATGCTCTGTCTTAAAACCATCAACACGGGCGGAAAGCTGGAGCGCCATATCGGAGAGGTCATCATCCCCTACGATGAAGCGAAGATCCAGCGCGACACCAAATGGTTCTCCATTGATACCGTCCGTGTTGCCCTCAATCTCTACAAGGCCCTCGGCCTGGTCTATCTGGATCAGAATGGGACGCTCTCTCTGGCTGACTATGACAATTTGGTTGGGAGCGAAACTGACTGGGCCGCCCAGAAAAGACGGCAGGTTTCCTCCCAAAGTCCACGCGAAATTCCGCCGCCATCTGCGGAAACTGGTGTGGAAAATCTCCACACAGATATAGAGAAAGAGATTAGAGATCAGATATCAGAGATAGAGGATAGAGAACAGAGTTCAGAGAAAGAAGATGAGACATTTTCTGACGAAAATGTTTGTCGCCCGCAGGACGTGCGACAAGTCTTTGATGCCTGGCAGAGTTTGGGCATCCAGCGGCTTCGGAAGATCCCAGACGCGACCACATCCACCGGAAAGATGCTCCGCGCCCGTATCAAGGATTACGGCATCGGCTCCGTGCTGGAGGCCGTGGAGATTGTCAGAAGCAGCGATTTTCTGATGGGTAAGGTCAAGGATTTCCAAATCACCTTTGACTGGTTCGTGCGTCCGAACAATTTTCTGAACATCGTGAACGGCAAGTATGACAACCGGACTGGCCGGGAATCCGACACGCGGCATGGCCGGGAAATGAAAGAGACCTATAGCACCATAGAGAGGTGGGTCGAGGAACATGCCAATGACAGTGAAGGAGTTTGAGAAGATCACCAAAGGCCTCACGACGGCCTTTCCCTGGGCGAATCTCTTTCCCAATCCCGAAGCCGTTGAAATCTGGTATCGCAAGCTGGGGGATATCTCCTATGACGTTATGGCGGCTGTCGTCAATCGATGGCTCGAAACCAAGACGCAGCCGCCGACCATTGCAGCGCTCCGGCAGGAGGCGGATATCGTTGTAAACGGGATGCTTCCTACATGGGCCGACGGGTGGGAGCAGGTACATAAGGCAATCGGGCGCTATGGGTATATGCGTGGGGATGAAGCTCTGGCCTCAATGGACGAGCTCACCGCCGAGACTGCCCGCCGGATCGGCTGGCAGCAGATCTGCGAGAGTGAGAACATCGACGCCCTGCGGGCAAACTTCCGCATGGTCTATGAATCCCTCTCCCGCCGCCTGCAGGAAAGCCGGATGCTCTCACCCGGAACGCAGGAACGATTGAAAGCAGTGAGGGCGGTGCCTCAGATCGCCGCCCTCGCAGAGACAATGAAAATGCCCGGATCGGGCGAAGATGAAAAAGGAGGAAAACAATGAAAGCTTATCCTGTCCCTGTCGTGAGGAGCGAAGGGAACCCGCACATTATCTTTTGCATGGACGGTACCCTGCGACGGGCTTTGAAACGCTGGGCCATCCAGTTTGTTCGGCAATACGGAATCCTGCTCGCGGCGCTGGCCCTGTTCGCTGGCTGGTCATGGGGCATCTCCGCTGTGACCGCCCGCCGGGTGGAAAAGGAAGTGACGGAACGGCTCTCCATCCAGTACGCCGCTGAATATGAGGCCCGGATGAATGATTACATCTCCCAGCAGGAAGCCATCGAACGCGTCCTCGGTGATGGCTCCATGCAAGCACAGATGGAAAGGGAGGCCGATGCCATCACTCAGGTTGTCGGCAAGATGAAAACCAAGCGCATGAAGCTCAGCGAGACATGGAACATCCTGATGCGCGTCGATTCTCCCTTTTATCCCAGCACCGTTGAGGATGTTGTTTCCGTTCCTGGGCAGTGGATGTTCTTCGAGCCTGACGGCAAGAACCCGATCCGTGACGATGACCGCGCCCTCGTTCTCGAACAGGTGAAATTATGGCACGAGGGCAGATACCCCGCTGGCCTGACAGCAGATTTCCTTTACGGTGAATGGTCCGAGAATGACTACGTTCTCCGAAACAAGTGGGAAAAGGACAGCACCACGGAGTACTGGAGGTTCCCGGAATGATTGAGCTTGAAGGGTCGGTAAGCCTGCAAATAACAGGCAAATGTGAAAACTGCCCTGGATTAGATCCCGTAGTCAGTGAACTTTTCTTTGAGGCCGAGAAGCTGCATATAGTCGCCTGTCGGAACGCTAATCTGTGCGCCCGTCTTGAGAAGCATATCCGGGAACAGCTTCTCAAAGAAGAATCATAAGGGGGCGCAGGGGTATGGGAAAAGCGGCTCGAGCGGTCAGAACCGGCGCACAGTCGGAATTCGTGAAGAAATTTGAAGCTCTTTCCGGGCGTTACTCCGTCCGACAGATCTGGGAAGACTGGGTGGTTATGTCGGCAATCAGCATCTCAAATGTCGTCGATCAGGTCCACGCCTCGGAGAGGGAGAAGCACTACATGACACTGGCAAGCAAATATCAGCCGCAGGAGCTGCACGTTTTCTCTGAGCTATTCGTGGACTTCATCAATGCCATGGACAGCAATCCCGATCAGGATTTCCTTGGGGAAATGTACATGGCCATGGGCATGGGCAACGAGCACGCCGGGCAGTTCTTCACCCCCTACGATGTATGCCGCTGCATGAGCCAGATCGTTTCAAACTTTGATCTGCTCAAGGCCGAAATTGCGGAAAAAGGCTTCGTCTCCGTCATGGATCCGGCCTGCGGCGCGGGAGCGCTTCTGGTCGCTTTCGCGAACGACTGCCTGCGAAAGGATATCAACTACCAGACTTCGGTACTGTTCGTCGCTCAGGACATTGATTACCTGGTCGGCTGCATGTGCTACCTCCAACTGAGCATCCTCGGCTGTGCGGGATATGTGAAGATCGGCGACAGCCTTGCCCGGCCCTGCACCTCCCATGACCCACGCGGCCTGATCCCAGTCGATGACGGGAACATCTGGTACACGCCGTTTTTCTTCCGGGAAGAATGGCACACCCGGCGACTGGCTGCATCAATGGCGCTGCTTTTCAGCCGCCTCCCGGCAACACCGGCCACCGAGGAACCAGCTACCGAGGAATCGCCCGAAATTGCCGCGCCCGCCCCGTTGCAACCGCTTCCAGTGCCCGAAGACCCCGCACCCCCTGTAACTATATCCCCCGAGCCGGAACCGCCCGTGGAAGTTGAGGAAACGGTCTACGAGGCGAATAAATACGGACAGCTCATGCTGTTCTAACGCAAGGAGGAATCAACCTGAACACAAAAGACCTGACAACAACACAGGGCAAAGATCAGTTTTGTCCCACCCCGCCCTCTGTAGCCGAGAAAATGCTGGCCGGGCTGGATATGGCCTATATCGGCACGGTGTTGGAGCCGTCTGCCGGAAAGGGTGATCTTGTGAGGGCGATTGCGGAAAAGAACCGGATACACTACCGTCACCGGGATTTGGACGTGGATTGCTGTGAGATCGACCCTTACCTCCGACAAATTCTGCAATACAATTTCTCAGCTGAGAAGAAGCAGGAAATCATCGACAAAAACGGCTACGGAAACAGAGAGTACGATTTGATCGACAACACGAAGCTCCACGTTGTATATGACGATTTCCTCACCTATTCGTCCATGAAGCATTACGATCTGATTCTGATGAATCCTCCGTTTGCTGACGGCGCGCGGCACTTGCTCAAAGCACTGCACATGCAGCGAGACGGCGGTCTGGTGATCTGCCTCCTGAATGCTGAGACGCTCCGCAACCCATACACCGACAACCGACAGGAGCTTGTGAAGAAGCTCCAGGAGCTTAATGCAGAGATCACATTTCTGGACGATGCTTTCAAGGATGCGGAGCGTAAAGCTGATGTAGATGTAGCGATTGTCCGTGTCCATATTCCTGCCGCGCAGTATGAGAGCACGATCTGGCAGCGGATGAAGAAGGCGATTGAAGATGAAGCGCCGCAGACTGATCCCGAGATCAACGCCCTTGTGTCCGGCGATTACATCGACCAGGCGATTCAGCTCTACAACACCGAAGTCGCGGCGACGATGGAGTTTGTCAAGGAATACAAGGCGCTCGTTCCGTACATCTACACGGATCTTTCGGCGAAAGAGAAGTACCGCGCCCCGATCATTCAGATTTCAGTTGCCGGCGACCGAGACGGATTCGTCCAGACGAAATATATGCGTGTTGTTCGGCTCAAATACTGGCGGGCACTGTTCTCCAACGAGAAGTTCATCGGGAGGTTGACCAGCGATCTCCGGAAACGGTATGAGAATCAAGTGGATCGAATGGCTGATTATGAGTTTTCTGCGTTCAACATCAAGCAGATCCTGATCGAAATGAATGCTGAAATGAACAAGGGCGTGGAGGACGCCATTATGGGCCTTTTCGAAAAGCTCACGGTTGAGCACAGTTGGTTCCCGGAATGCAAAAACAACCGACACTATTACAACGGCTGGGCGACAAACAAGGCCCACAAGGTAGGGAAGAAATGCATCGTCCCGGAAGACATGTTCCATGACACATGGGGTTACGGCAAGGATTACCTGGACACCTACAAGGCGTTCAACGTGCTGTCCGATCTTGAAAAAGCATTCGACTATCTCGGCGGGGAAGGCCCGGAAGGCTACAACCTGAGCGCACGGCTTGAATGGGCGAAGCAGGGCCACCAGACGCGGAACATTGAGCTCAAGTACTTCGCCATTGACATTTTCAAAAAAGGCACCACGCACATCAAGTTCTACCCGGAGTCAATGCCGCTGGTTGACCGCCTGAATATCTACGCTTCACAGAAAAAGGGATGGCTGCCTCCCCGGTACGGCAAGGCCCGGTATGAGGACATGAGGCCGGAGGAAAAGGCGGTGGTCGATAGCTTCCACGGCGACGGCACTGAGGGATCGGGAGAGAGCGTGTACACTGAGATTTTGACCAATGCGGCGTTTTATCTGGCAGAGCCAACGCAGACGCTCCCGGCACTTATGGAGGCGCAGCATGGATAAACTGCCGCCGCTGCCTCAGCCGACACCGAGTGCAAAAAAGCGTCTGCTGGGCCTGTCAAGCCGTGCCAAAGGGAAAGCCTTTGAAGATCGTCTCGATGCCACGTTTGCCTATTATGCCTCCACCGGATATGCCCTGATCGACAAGACGCCAGAGCCGTTCAAAATCATCAAACGCCTGGAGCATCTGAGGTTCATCGGCTGCTTCCAGAAGAAAGCGCAGCCGGACTACAAGGGCACCATCAAGGGCGGGCGCAGCGTTGTCTTTGAGGCCAAGTATACCGATTCCGACAGAATCCAGCAGGACAGGGTCAGTGATGCCCAGTGGTCATACATGGAGCAGGCCACCGAGTTGGGCGCCCGGTGCTTCGTGATCTGCGGATTCAGAAGTGGCAAAGTGTACAAAGTCCCCTGGACAGCCTGGCGGACGATGAAAGAGACCTTCGGCCACAAGCACATGACCGAGAAAGAAATTGCATG